ATTGATGCCAGTTCCCCTAAAGTACTATGCGGCGCATACAGGACGGTGGGGTGGTGATGACAAAGTTAATTTACAAAACCTTCCCTCACGTGGGCAAAACGCAGGCAAGCTTAAGTCGGCTATTTGCGCACCGAAGGGGCATGTGATTATTGATGCTGACTCTTCCCAGATCGAAGCACGAGTGCTTGCGTGGCTGGCTGAGCAGAATGATTTGGTTGAAGCCTTTGAGAAAGGTGAAGACGTTTACAAAATAATGGCCTCTGCCATTTACCAGAAAGACGTAGGCGACATTACCAAAGAAGAACGGTTTGTCGGTAAGACTACGATCCTTGGTTCAGGCTATGGCATGGGGGCGTTGAAGTTTCAGGCTCAGTTGAAAACTTTTGGGACCGACATCCCCATCGAAGAATCTACTCATATCATTTCGGTCTACCGTAAAACGTACCCAGCTATTACGGCGTTGTGGAAGCAAGCCCAGTCATGCTTAGAAGCAATCATCCAAAACAATGCGGCTGTGCTAGGGCGTGAAGGCGTGCTTGAGTTTGACCCAGCTAGACAGGGATTCAAACTACCCAGTGGTTTATGGCAACGGTACGATGGCCTTGAGAAGAAAACTGATTCAGAAGGTAAGTATCAATACCAATACAAAACCCGGCGTGGCATGACTAAAATCTACGGCGGCAAGGTGATTGAGAACATCTGTCAGGCTATTGCCAGATGCGTTATAGCTGAACAAATGACTAGGATTTCGAAGTGTTACCGTGTGGTCCTAACGGTCCATGATGCCGTAGCCTGTATAGCCCCTAAAAACGAGGCTGATGAAGCTGTCAAATATGTGGAAGAGTGCATGAGGTGGCGACCAAGCTGGTGTCAAGACCTACCCCTTAACTGTGAAGTCGGATATGGAGATAACTATGGAGAAACTTAATTTCGCTGAGCATTACCTCAAAGCTACAAAAGAGCTACGCCAGGTGTATGAAGAAGCAAATGACAACAAGTTTGTAGAATCTGCATCTAAAATCAATGACATCATAGTAGAATTGAGGCTTCTCAGAGCGGCGATTCTATCCAATGTCAACAATTAAATGGTCCTATTCATCACTGGCACTTTTCAAACAGTGTCCTAAAAAGTATTTTCACTTACGGGTTGCGAAGGATTTTAAAGAGCCTGAAACCGAGGCACTTACCTACGGAACTCAGGTGCATGAAGCGGCAGAGAAGTTCATTCGTGACGGTGAACCGATTCCGCCCAAGTTTGCTTTCATACAAGAATCTCTTGACATGTTAAACAAACTCGATGGCGCCAAGCTGTGTGAATACAAGATGGGTTTGACCAAGAACTTAGAGCCATGCGATTTCTTTTCGGAAGATGTTTGGTGGAGAGGTATTGCTGATCTGATCGTGCTTAATGAAGAAAAAGAGGTGGCTTTCGTGGTGGACTACAAGACTGGAAAGAGCAGTCGATTCGCTGACACAAAGCAGTTAGAGATTCTTTCGCTGGCTTTGTTTAAGCACTTCCCCAAAGTAAAACGGGTGAAGGCTGGTCTGCTATTTGTAGTGGCAAAAGACTTTGTAAAAACTGAGTACCAGCAGGACAACGAGAAGGCTTGGGTTAGCTGGCTGGAGGATACCAACCGCCTTGAGGAGGCTTACAAATCAGAGGTTTGGAACGCCAAGCCCAACTTCTCTTGTAAAAATTATTGTGCAGTAGTAAGCTGTGTACATAATGGCAGACACCATTAAAGCCCGTCTACACAACGTTGTTGTGTGGGTAAAGTCGAAAGACCCAAAGTATAAGGTTAGGATGTTTTCGTACTTAGCACCGAAGGTTTACGTTGCCCGAGGTTGGTTTGAAGAAGAGCATCCCGACGAGGAACTTGTAAAAATTTTTAGCTTAGGCGTTCACGAATACGAAATTAGTAGAGAGCGATACCGTGCCATATACCAAGACTCCACGCCCGTATAAAAAAGAATACGAACTTCAGAAAGCCCGTGGTGAACACGAGGACCGGATGGAGCGTCAACGTGCTCGTCGAAAGATGGACAAGAACGGCAAAGATGCCAACGGTAATGGCAAGGCTGATAAACGTGAAGGCAAAGACATCGCCCACAAGAAAGCTTTGAGCAAAGGCGGTAGTAATAAAGACGGAACTGTGGTAACATCAGCATCTCGGAATCGGTCATTTAAACGTGACTCTTCCGGAAAGCTTGTATCGGAAACGAGCAAGAAAGAACGTAGCAAAAAGTAGTAAGCAGTACTGATTTTACAATTTACAATAACTTGTTGGCTGAAAGTGGATAGACCGCTTTCGGCCTAAATCGCTTTGAGGGTGACATGCAGATAATAGAAAACAAGGCGTTACTTTTGAAAGTCAAAGAGCCGGGACGCATAACAACCGTGATCCCAAAGGCCAAAGTTTTAGATTCGGGTGAGGTGCTAGTTAAGTGGGGGCTGGAGGAGGCCCAAGTTCTCAAGAACCTACGCATAAAAAATGTGCCCTCCCCGATTGTGGCGCACTATAACTGGCCCGGAATGTACAGGCCGTTCAAGCACCAGATCAAGACCGCTGAGTTCCTAACCCTGCACCGACGAGCCTTTGTATTTAACGAGCAAGGGACTGGCAAGACGGGAAGCGTTATCTGGGCCGCAGACTACCTGATGAAGCTCGGGTTCATACGGCGAGTGCTTGTCCTGTGCCCTCTCTCAATCATGCAGTCGGCTTGGCAAGCTGATCTATTTAAATTCGCCATGCACCGCACCGTAGGCATTGCTCATAGCTACACCAGAGAAAAGCGGATCAAGGTGGTCAAGTCGGACGTAGAGTTTGTGGTCTGTAACTTTGATGGCCTTGAGATTATTAAAGACGCAGTGCTTGAAAGCAACTTTGATTTGATTGTTGTCGATGAAGCCAACGCCTATAAAACCGTATCTACAAGACGATGGAAGGTCCTCAACTCGATCATAAGAGCAAACACGTGGGTGTGGATGATGACCGGAACACCTGCCTCTCAAGCACCGACTGATGCGTTTGGTCTAGCAAAAGTTATTAACCCCAACGGCGTACCGAGATTCTTTGGGTCTTTCAAAGACATGGTGATGCAGAAGATCACGGAGTTTAAATGGGTTCCCAGACCCCGTGCAGAGGACATTGTGCATAAAGTTTTACAACCTGCGATACGTTTCACAAAAGAAGAGTGCCTTGATCTACCTGACATGACTTACGTAACCCGTGAGGTTCCCCTTACGGCACAACAGAAACGGTACTACGAGACGATACGAAAGCACATGGTTGTTACCGCAGCCGGCGAAGACATCACGACCGTTAATGCGGCAGCGAACCTGAACAAACTCCTACAATTATCTTGTGGTGCAGTTTATTCGGACAGTGGAGAAGTGGTGGCGTTCGATGCATCCAACCGATTGGAAGCCCTCAAAGAAGTTATTGACGAGGCAAGCCACAAGGTGATCGTGTTCGTGCCCTACCGACACGCTATCCAGATCGTGTCTGAAGAACTCACTAAATCAGGCTACACGGCAGAGATCATCAGTGGTGCAGTATCAGTAGGCAATCGGACTGATATTTTTAATCGCTTTCAAACCGAAGACAACCCACGTGTGCTTGTTATTCAACCTCAGGCCGCATCGCATGGCGTAACACTTCATGCCGCTAACGTGGTGGTGTATTGGTCCCCGGTGATGTCTGTAGAAACCTATCTGCAAGCAAACGCCCGTGTGCATCGTGCTGGTCAACGCAACCCATGTACGGTGGTTCATCTGCAAGGATCGCCAGTGGAAAAGAGAATGTACGCCATGCTGGAGTCGAAGGTAGACATCCACACAAAAGTTGTGGACCTCTATAAAAATTTAATCGAAGAGTGTTGACAATGTATAATTTAAGTTATAGAATTTAGTTGTGGCTGTTATAACAATGGAGAGTGACTATGGAAATCAAAGCCGACAAGCTTGTCAAGACGTATGTTCGCATCAGGGACAAACGCAAAGAACTAGCTGAGCAGTACGAGAAAGAAGACAACAATCTTAAAGAGGCCCTTGAACTCATCGAAGGCGAACTGCTGGAGATGTGCAAAGAGACAGGTGCTGATAGCTTACGCACGGAGTTTGGCACGGTGACACGCCGTGTAGCGAAACGCTACTGGACCAATGACTGGCACTCTTTCCATGAATTTCTTAAGGAACACGGGACATTGGAACTGTTGGAAAAGCGTATTGCGCAGACCAACATGTCTACGTTTCTTGAGGAAAATCCCGACTTATTACCGCCTGGTCTTCAAGTCGATAGTCAATATGCCGTAACCGTAAGGAGAAAGTAAATGAGTGAACTCGCAATTCTTGATCAAAAACTACCCGCCCATCTACGTTCGCTGGATGCCCTTGACGATACTACTAAAGCCCTTATGGGTGGCAGTAGTGGTAACAACAAGCGTATCTCGATTGAAGGTGGTGTATGGAGGATGCTTGTCAATGGTAATGAAGTAGCCCGTAACGAAGAGCGTTCCATGAACGTGGTGATCGTTGCCGCCGCACCAAAAGTATCCCGCACGTTCTACGCTGGGGTTTACAAAAAGGGTGTTGCTACTGCACCTGACTGCTGGTCTGCTGACGGTGATAAGCCTGACGCTACCGCCAAGGCCCCTCAGGCAAAGATGTGTTCGTCATGCCCTCAGAATGTAAAAGGTTCTGGGCAGGGTGACTCCCGTGCTTGTCGCTTTTCTCAGCGTCTTGCTGTCGTGCTTGAAAACGATGTCGGTGGAGATGTTTACCAATTGACTCTGCCATCGCAGTCGATCTTTGGTGAAGGCGAACCCGGCAAGTGGCCTCTTCAAACTTACGCCAAGATGATTGGTAGTAAGGGTGTGCCTATTACGGCGGTTGTTACTGAGATGCGGTTTGACACCGATTCTTCTACGCCTAAGCTTACGTTTAAGCCTGCTCGGTTCCTTGAGACTGACGAGTTTAACCTTGCATTAGAACAGGGAAAGACGGATGCCGCAACTAAGGCAATCACTATGACCGTCGCTCAGATGGATGGTGTAGACTCTAAACCCGCTCTTGAAACTTCAAAGCCTGCGGTTAAGGTGGAAGAGGCTGAGGAAGTAGAAGAGGTTGAGAGTGCTGAACCCGTCAAGCGTGCCGCTAAGAAGGAAGAAGCCCCCGCTCCTAAAAAGAGCCTCAACAAAATCCTAGAAGAGTGGGATGACGAATAAGGAGGGGAGCCATGAAAGGTTACTCAAGTAGGTTTATTAAGCTGATTGATGCGGCAGATCAAGACAAGATCAGTACCAAGCTTGCCAAAATCTGCATCGAAAAAGAAATCTCTGTCGCTGATGTGGCAGAGTTTTTCGGTGTCTCACGCATGACGGTTTACAACTGGTTCAAGGGAAATACAAAAATACCTTCTACCCACGCAGAAAAAGCGGAAAAGTTGGTTATTAAACTGAGTACGTAGGCTTACGGGGGGCTAGGTTCGCTACCGAAAAGGGTGAGGCCGTCTGCCCTTGCCCCCCAATCTTTTTTGACGGTTAACCAAGGACGGCTATGCTGACGAGGACAGATTTTCTTTCTTTAGTCCTACCTCCGAAAGGAACCTACTGTGTAGTAGGGCTGAAAGACAAAAAACCAAGGCAGGTATTTTTTGACACGATAGAAGATGTTTCAGATTACGCAGACGCTTTAACAGCTAAAGGCTATGACTCTTACTTTGCGTTAGCTTCTTTCAATGATAGTGAAGTAGGTCGCACATTTGCTAACGCCAATGAACTGAAATGCTTCTTTCTTGATATTGATTGTGGTCCCAACAAGGACTACGCTGACCAAGCCGAGGGACTTGCCGCTACTAAAGAATTTGTAAAAGCCGCCAAGCTTCCTCCCCCTACGGTCATCGTTAATTCAGGCCGTGGTGTACACGTTTATTGGGCACTAGAACAGGCTATATCGAAAGAGGAATGGAAGCCCCTAGCCGAGGGACTAAAAGCCCTGTGCGCAACGCACAAGTTCCGTGCTGACCCTGCGGTGACTGCTGATACTGCACGCATCCTGCGGATTCCGGAAACGCTCAACTTTAAAGACCCAGAGAACCCACAGCCAACTACCGTACTGATGGCTCGCCAGGCGGTGAGTATCGACAAACTGAAAGATCTTTTCACAAGTAACGAATCGGCCCTGGATATACCCGGCACGAACCCATTTAAGCGGCAACTTGATGCCACAACTCTAGCCTTGATGGGTAACTACGAGGCAAAGTTCAAAATCATCCTGATCAAATCCATGCAGGGTGAAGGATGCGCCCAGATAGCCAACGCCTATGAAAACCAAGACACGATAGAAGAACCGTTGTGGAGGGCTAATCTCTCAATCGCCCAGCACTGCTCAGACGCAGGGAAAGCTATCCACATAATCTCCAAGGGCCATCCCGAATACAACGCCGGCGTAACGATTAAGAAGGCAGGGGAAACCAAGGGCCCGTACACCTGTGCAACTTTCAAGAAACTTAAGCCAGAAATCTGCGAAGGATGCCAACAGAAAGTCACATCGCCCATACAGATAGGCAGGGAAATTATTGTCACTGAAGGTGAGAAAGAGGTCGTCGAGGTAGAGAGCGTTACCAAAGAGGAGAAAGTATTTGTAATTCCTGAACTGCCTTTCCCGTACTTCCGTGGCAACAACACAGGCGTTTATCGTCGTGCTGATCCCAACCGTGAAGATGACAAAGACGAACTTATTTATGCGTACGATTTTTACGTAGTTAAACGTATCCATGACCCAGATCAGGGTGAGACGTTGTTGCTTAGACTGCACTTACCCAGAGACGGTGTTCGTGAGTTTGTTGTACCCCTTAATTCAATCCTATCCAAAGAAAAATTCATTAACGCAATTGCCGCTCAAGGTATGGCGGTGCTTGGTAAGAAACAGGATTCCCTTATGAGTTACGTAGCCCGGTGGGTTGAGCATCTGCAATCAACCAGTAAGTCTGAAATAGCCCGTAAACAGTTTGGTTGGCTTGAGGACAACAGCGCATTTATTGTGGGAGAACGTGAGATTCTTGCAACGGGAGAAGTTAAGTACAGCCCCCCAACCGCTGAGACACTACCCATCCTACCGATCCTGCAACCCAAAGGCGACTTTCACATCTGGAAAGACATCATTAACGCCTATGGTCGAGACAGTATGGAAGGCCGTGCGTTTGCTTTCTTTATGGGGTTCGGTGGCCCCCTGATGAAATTTGTTGGTGAAGGGATGCTTGATGGATTTTTACTGAACCTAATTAGTAAAGGGGGTGGTACAGGTAAGACCACTCTGCTCTACGCCATCAACAGCATCTACGGCAGGCCAAAAGAACTGCTTCTTTCATACAAAGATACACACAACCATAGACTTCAGCGTATTGGTGCAATGCAATCAATGACGCCTACACTTGATGAGTTAACCAATCTAAAACCCGAGATCATGTCAAATCTGGCTTACGACATTACGTCAGGTAAAGGCAAGAATCGGATGTCGTCGAGGGCAAACGTCGAGAGAACTAACCACACAACTTGGCAGATTCCGGTCGTCTCATCGTCTAATCGGTCAATCAAAGACGCACTGCTAACAATCAAATCATTCCCCGAAGCGGAGATGCTACGGATACTGGAAGATCGTATATTGGCAGACCCTTATGACGATCCAACATGGTCAAAGGCGCACTTTGGTCGGATCATCAACAACTACGGACACGCTATTGATCCCTACATTAAATACGTTGCAAGTCATTTGCCTGAGTGCATTGAGCTTCTGAACCGGGTAAACATGAAGATAGACCGGGCGGCAGAGATTAAGAACACCGAACGGTTCTGGTCAGCAGGGGCGGCTATTGCAATTACCGGCGGCATCATCGCTAAGAACATAAACCTGCACAACATTCCCATCGAACCCGTCTTTCAATACGTTGTTAATTTAATTAAGAATACGAGGATCAGTAATAAAGAATCCTTAGGTGATAGCAACGACTTCCTTGGTGGCTTTTTACAGAAGCATTTCCACGAGATTCTGGTTATCAACGGCAAGCTGGACAAGCGCACCGGACTGGAGATGGGTGCTATACGTGAACCCCGTGGGCCGTTAACTGCTCGGTATGAGCCTGATACGAAGCTTCTGTTTGTGGTCAACAAGAGCTACCGAGATGAGTGCGGTAGGCAGTTCTTAAGTTATGACGACACATTGCTAGGGTATAAGAAGAGCAACGCTTTTCTCGGTGTCAAAAAGAAACGCATGATGTCAGGCACTTTGGCATCGGCAACCGCTGGGGTAGACGCTCTGGTGTTTGATACGTCCAAATTAGACTTCTTCAACGAAGAGGTGTTCTCAAATGCTGAAGATAATGAATCTTCCGGTGAAGATTGAGTGGGAAAAATTGGTTGTAAACGGGTCGTTTTTTGTGCCGTGCCTAGATACAAAGCCCGTCGAAGAATTTATTAACCGTGAGGGCGCCCGCAGAAGGTATAGCGTCATTTGTAAACAAGTTGTGGAGAAAGGGAGATACGGCTTGCGCTGTTGGAGACTGGAGTGATATAGTTTCCCCGTCACTCTCCCTCTTATTTCTCCTCCAGAGGGTTTAAGCCCCGCCTAGTGCGGGGTTTTTTTATATCTGAGCGATACGGCGCAGTTCTTTTAGATCAACACTCTTTAAGAGTTCTTTCTCAAGATCCCTAAGTTGCTTAATTATCTCTCGCTTCTGCTGGGCGTTCATACCCGTGGCGTTTGTGACTTGAGATATGGCACGACGAATCTCGCCCAAGTTGTCAGAAATCTTATTGACTGCCCGTGCCATGCCAAGCCGGTTAATCTTCTTCTCATCAGCCAAGTATTCAATAATTTCTTGTGGGCTACGACGCTTAAGATCGTTAAACGTATCCACAGCACGGTCTACTTCTTCCCTGAGAACATAGAAGTCATTCTTCAAGGCAGTGCCATATTCACGACTTACGAACGGACTCATGCCGGGGAACGAAGCAACAGCATCTCGTAGTGAAAGTTCTGGGCGAGGCACCATCGGGTCACTATGCGCAATGCCGTTTGTCAAATAAAGTATTAAGCTTCCGGTAGTACCAAGCATCCCACGGAAAATGTGGTCTACGGCAATTGGGGATACAAGGTTCGTGCTTCCAAGAGCTTTGGCAAATTCAGAAGTGCTGTCATTAAACTGCCTACCCAACTCAAGGTTCTGCTGGTATGTACCAACAAGCGGTCGCCCTTGGAAGAAATTGTAGTTAATAGCGACTTCAAAAGCTGGCTTGATAACCTGAGGAATTGCCGTGGGGCTTGAAATAGCATTGACCACAGCATCTCGCATTGAATCTCTGAATTTACGCCCGTCTTCCGTACCGTTATTGGTCATCAGAAGATAGGTATGCTCAGTCAAAATCTTGGGTATAGAGAAGATGTCTGGACGAATTGGGACACTCAGACCGCCCGTGCCCGGAATCATAAACAAACGATCACGTACCACAGACGGTTTGTCTAAATAGTCCTCATCATCGCTGACCAACATAGAGTAGATAAGCGACAACGCCATAGTCGTTCCGGTTGTAGCCGCCAGTGTGCGCAGTGCCGCCGCTCTGTCCCCCGGAGAAATACCAACCCCAGAAACCGTTTTGATCACAACATTCTGAGCAGACAGGTAAGCGTTAAAGAACGGAATGACCTGTGCCATCATGCCAAGCGTTTGACTTGAACCACGCCTACGGAAGTTAATAATCTCAAATGCTTTCTCAAGAGCTTCTGCTTTTGTAAGGCCCTGAGCTAGAGACGCCTCATAGACAGCCTGACGCACTGCATTGTCTGATGCCATCGCAATATGCTCTAGTCCACGCTTAAGTGAACCCAACAATCCGGGTTTTTCCTTCAGACCAGAGTAAATCTCAGCATCCATACGAGCTACGGCAGACGTAAAGTCTCGAACACCAACCACCCCGTATTGCTTTAATTCTGCATTTGTGCGACTAGAGTTGGCGAGAGTCTTAACGAACTCTTTAACAGCCCGTGCTGGAATAGTCAGTGCAAAACGGGTTTTAAGTCCTGACGAGAACATAGCCGCATAAGCATCTTGAGGCACCTGAGCAACGGAGAAGAGGGGATAAAGCACCACAGACTGACGCAAGAAGTTGGCAAATTTTGCCATGACTTTTAGAGCCGGGATTGCAACAGGCTCTAACCCTTTAAAAGCCTCCATGTACATGGGGTCAGCCATGTCATAAAACTCTTCGTTTCCGTCTCTCCAAACTTTTACGGTGTTTCCGCTTCTAGTGGGCCCATCAACTTTTTTAGCCAACCCATTCTCAACAGCCGTATCGACAAGAGCTACAGCATTACGGTTACGCACCGCACGTTTGATGGCGTACTGCGTCCACCGAGCCATGTTGTCAAATACATCATTAACGGGGTCAAGCGTACCTTTCAACTTCTTCTCACGTGCATTTACTTGCAGCCCGCTTAAGAACTCTTTTGGCCCACGCCCGTCTTCAATCTGTTCTTCCCGTGTAAATGGCACGTAGTCTGCATTAGCCAACAAAGAGTCAGCCTCTTCGACGCTCCAAAGACCGCTGTTAACCATCACATCACGGGTGTTATTACGCATCCCGTTCCACGTTTCAACAAGCTGGTTTAACTCAGGCATCTTGTCGAACAACGTCATGCCCGTATCAATCTGCTGATCGGTCATGTGGATAAACTTAATATCCTGTGCCCTGCGTTCGGCTGCTGCTTTTCTATTCTGACTGTTCAGCTTGTCAACCTCTTGCCGAACCCGCTCGTTAAACTCACGTAATCCTTTGAGTCGGCGTGCTTCAAACGCAATGTGCCCAATGGCTTCGGTTTGATCTACAGTAAGTCCGTATTGACTAGCGATCTGCTGTATCTGACCTGCCAAGGTAACGAAGTTGCTTTTGTCATTTACAGCAACATATTTGTATGTCTCTGGATCAAACTCCAAACGACCGTTTGTGAGGATCAAATTGCCAAGGGCATCGTCATGCACCGTTTGGCTCATGCTGATATTTAAAAGGGCACCGATCTTGTCTTGGTTGCTCTTCGTGGAGTCCATGACCTGACGGCGAATCTCATTGTTCAAAGCCGCATCAGCGGAAAAAGTCCACGTTTGAACTTGGTCTAGCCACCTAGTAACAGCCCCTCGTGAAGTCTCGGGAGAAATCGTTGGATTGTCTTTCTCGTTATTCCAATACTTCTTTATGCGCTCTAGGTACCCTTTGGTGGGCGCCTCGTACTTACGCCCCATGCCCTCGATGGTGTTAAGGATTGCCTGACCCTCGGGGGTAACCGTAGCGGCTTTACGGTATCTTATCTTTTGCTTAGCTGTATTCTGTTTTCTAATCCTAGCAATTTCTTCTTGCGTAGATTCAGCAGACATATATTTATTGCGCTCACGCTCAAACCTGCGTTTAGCAATTTCTAATTCTTCACCGGTTAAATTAGCAAGACTATCTTTAAGTGCTTTGACTTCTTTGTACCAATCACTTCGCAAGTCATCATAATTAGTGCTTGCCTCTTCTCTCGGCACTGGAAACTTTAAACTCCCATACCCTTCTTCAGCTTTTAATCTTTCAGGCCATTCTGCTTGGTAATCAAATTTAGTGGGATCGTTTTGCTCTGTCCAACGAATGTCCGACTTTAAAAGAACAGGTATTTCTGTATAACCCATCTCAAGAAGTTTTCTTGCCCGATGCCTACCCTCGTGACCTGTTACCTGTGCAACCCCTGCTGGATTGTCACCGCTCCAAGTATTAAATGATAGCCATGGAAGGCTACTAAATTGTTTACCAGATTCAACGATTTCACTGACACCCGCTGCCTTTCCTTCACTTTCACCAGATTTAGCAAGCCTCAGAAAATCATCCGGGTGCATCCTGATTAGTTTTTCTTTGCCTTTATAGGGAACAGCTTTGTATTTATCTATGTCTTTAAACAGATCCTCAACTGGTCGTAACCGAGTAGGTGCCCCACCAACTCCAGCCACAACATAGTTAGCGGCTTGAGCGATCAAAGAATCAATTTCAGAATTAGATGTTGTGACCCCAAGCTTATTCAAAAAGTTACGTATCATGCTACGCAATGTCGCAACAGCTTTAGCCATAGTAGACTCAGGAGCTAACTTCCTCTCAACAGCTTCTGCAATGACTTCTTCAACAGCTATTTCCCTGGTTAGTTTGGGATCAGCTTTCATCTTGGCATCA